TCAGCAAGATAATCCGGGAGATAGTACGAGTTATTTGGTGCCGGAAGTTAGCGGTACGGTAACTAATAGTTCATTGTACGACTATATGGGAGTACCAACAGGGATAAGCCTGACTTGGAACAATTTTGCAGGCAGGGCTTATAACCTGATATGGAATGAATGGTTTAGAGACCAGAATCTACAAAACAGCGTAGTGGTTGATAAGGACGATGGTCCTGACACGTTAAGCGATTATGTTTTGTTAAAACGTGGCAAGCGTCATGATTATTTTACATCATGTTTACCTTGGCCACAAAAAGGCGACGCAGTCGAGTTGCCGTTAGGTAGTAAGGCAACAATTACAACAGACAACACCAATGGACACCCATTAGCTATAGATATTAATGGAAACCCAGAAAAATTATGGGCAGATTCATATCATTCTAATGCGGTATATGCAGGTGGTAGTGCAACAACAAACGACTTATTGTATGCTGATTTGTCATCAGCAACAGCCGCAACAATTAATCAGTTGCGGGAAGCGTTTCAGATACAAAGATTATATGAGCGTGACGCAAGAGGCGGCACAAGATATACCGAAATAGTTCGGTCACATTTTGGCGTAATATCGCCAGATGCGCGTTTACAGCGCCCAGAATATTTGGGTGGCGGCAAAGACCGTATCAATGTCAATCCAATTCCGCAGACAAGTTCAACAGATGCAACGACACCACAAGGTAATATGAGTGCGTTTGCAACGACAGGGTTTAACGGACATGGATTTAGTAAATCATTTACAGAACACAGTGTCATAATTGGTATGGCCTGTGTGTTTGCTGATCTGAATTATCAGCAAGGTCTCCCACGGCAGTTTACCCGTAGGGATAGGTGGGATTTTTATTGGCCTGCCCTCGCCCACATTGGCGAGCAAGCTGTGCTTAATAAGGAAATTTACGCACAAGGGACAACAGATGATGACGACGTATTTGGGTATCAGGAACGTTTTGCAGAATATCGTTATAAACCTTCGCAAATTACGGGTCAGATGCGTTCTAACTATGCGCAATCACTCGATAGTTGGCATCTTGCTCAAGATTTCAGTTCCCTTCCGGCGTTAAATGCTTCGTTCATCGAAGAAAATCCACCAGTTGATAGAGTGGTAGCAGTAAACACTGAACCAGATATTATTTTGGATGCACATTTCAATATGAAGTGTGCAAGGCCAATGCCTACGTACAGTGTGCCAGGATTAATCGACCATTTTTAGGAGGAGAGTATGAATGCCAAGTTGGTTATTTATTTGGGCATTGTTAAGCGGCTTATCCTCCCTGTTGTGGTGGGTGCTACTGTCGTATGGCTTATTGCAAATAACTATGGTGATTGGGCTGATGCTGTTTGTAGCGTTAGTCACGCTTTGGGACTCAATGTAACGGAGTGTAACAGTGTTTGACGCAATATTAGATTTCACTGGCGGTTTAATAAGAAACCAATCTGAAAAAAGAGAAGCGAAACGCAACAGAGCATTTCAAGAGCAAATGAGTTCATCAGCATATCAGCGTGGAATGGCTGATATGAAAAAAGCAGGTTTAAACCCAATTTTAGCCGGAAAACTAGGTGGAGCATCAACACCTAGTGGTTCGAAAGCAAATTTTGGGAATCCAACAGAAGGCGCGGCTGGGAAGTTACAGCAGGCGCGAATGACCAAAGCTATTGTACAGAAAGCTCAAGCTGAAGCTAATTCTGCAAGTCAATTAGCGATACAAAATAAGATGGATACAGATAACTTGCGGAAGCAAGGTTTAAGCCCGATGCAAATGAAGCATACAGGGCTTAATCAAGCAACATCAATGGCAGTAGATGGCGCAGTCAGTTCTGCAAAAGGGTTGCAAAAATTAGTACAAAACCCAAGCGAAACATTAAAGCAATTAGAGCAAAGATTGCCAGTGTATCTGCGTGGGGACAAAAATTACAACCGATTAAAAGCAGAACTAGAAGATTTTTTGTTCGATTTAGAAAAAGAGGTGAAAAAATGACAAAAAAAGCAATGCAATTTGCAACGCCATATGATGGCGAGCGCCGTAGGGTAGTTAGTGAACCCGTAGGCGCAAGCATGACGCAACAACACTTTAAGGAAGAAGTGGATGTTCGCAATATAATCAAAAAATATGATTCAACAGGGCTGATACAGCACGTACAACGCGGTCAAGCGCAGTACGGTGATTTTAGTCAAACTGTTGGATTTAAAGATGCGCTGGATATGGTTAACAGCGCAAAAGACAGTTTTATGGAGCTACCAGCGGAATTGCGTCGTGAGTTTAAAAACGACGCAGGGGAGTTTTACACATTTGTAAGCGACCCGAACAACAGCGAAAAGCTGATTGAGATGGGGCTGGCAAAAGCCCCAGAAGCGCCCGACCGGAGTCCAACGCCGGCGGCTGAAGCCTCCGACGTCCCTCCTCCCGAAAATAAGTCGGAAGAATAGGTTTCAGAGCTCCGCACAGTTACTTACTTGATGTAACTGTGCGGAGTGACACTCGCACGAGAAAGGAAGACATAAAATGGCTTACAGAAAGAAGATGTCACGAAAGAAATCACGTAGGGATTTCACAAAAAAAGCAATGAAGGTATCACGTAAGAACATGGCGGCACCAATGCGTGGCGGTATTAGATTGTAATGACTTGTTACAATCCGCTGTTAGCGTATAAGCTGGACGGCAAAGTGACCTTCAATAAGCCCTTTGCCTATGCAAAGGGTTTTAATTTGCCCTGTGGGCAATGTATAGGTTGTCGGCTTAATTACAGTCGACAGTGGGCAATAAGATGCGTCCATGAGGCGCAAATGCACACTAACAATAGTTTTATAACGTTAACCTTTAATGATGAGAGTTTAATGGAAAGAGAGAACCCCTACTCTCTTAATGTGCGCGATTATCAACTTTTTATGAAAAGGTTGAGAAAGAAGCATGATAAAAAAATAAGATTTTTCCATTGTGGCGAATATGGAGAAAAAAATAAAAGACCGCATTACCATGCGATTTTATTCGGCCATGATTTTCCAGATAAAAAATTATGGCAAAAAAGAGACAATATAAGATTGTATAGGTCAGAGGAGTTGGAAGAACTCTGGCCATACGGACACAGCACAATAGGTGATGTGACGTTTAACAGCGCGGCATACGTGGCGCGGTATGTTATGAAAAAAGTAAAAGGGGACGCAGCGGAAGAGCATTATAAAATAGTGCATCCGGGCACAGGGGAAGTTCTTCCCCTCCAACCAGAGTATTGTACTATGTCCCGCAAAAGCGGGATTGGTTATGAGTGGTTTAAAAAATATAAGAAAGATGTGTATCCACATGACTATGTGGTTATAAATGGGCGGAAGGTAAAACCGCCCAGATATTATGATAATTTATTGTCAGAGCAGGAATTGCTTGACATAAAGAAAAAAAGAGAAGAATCTAATGATACGCTTTATGAATATTACAACCATGAGATGGATAGATTATGGGTTGAAGAAGAAGTAAAAATAAAGCAATTACAACGGCTTATTAGAGATATTTAAAATGCCGTCTTATAATGTATATTATGTAAAACTTGGATAATCAACTAATGGGAGTAAAAAATGAAGGGAATTTATTCAGTTTTTGACAAAAAGGCTCAGGAATATGCAGAGCCATTTGTTGATGTAACAGACGCGACAGCGTTGAGAAAAGTACAGGATTTGGTGGAAAACCACAAAGACCATCCAATGAGTAGATATGCAGAAGATTACGAATTGGTGAAGTTAGGTAGTTGGGACGCAACTACAGGAATAATTGAAATGGATCCAATGGATTTAATTCCATTGGCAAAACTTAAAGTGGAGTAAAAAATGTTTGGTGGCTCAGCAGGTGTATTACCGTCAACAATGAATCACGATTTTAGTCGTGTTCCAAAAGCAGATATACAACGTAGTGTGTTTAACCGTGACCATGGGTTAAAAACAACTTTTGATAGCGGGTATTTAATACCAATATTGTTTGACGAAGCCTTGCCTGGCGACACGTACAATGTACGTATGACGGGGTTTGGACGTTTAGCAACGCCAATTAACCCGTTTATGGATAATTTATATATAGAAACATTCTTTTTTGCAGTACCATATCGTTTGATATGGGATAACTGGGAAAAGTTTTGCGG